GGAGTTGGAGGTGCTTATGCTGGAGGTGCTGCAGGTCGTCAGGTAGGAGAAAATCTATCTGCTGGAGATACCTCAACTTGGACTTCTGTAGATGGTATGGGTAATGTTGCAAGTGTTGCAACTCCAACAAGCGAAATAGTAGCACCTGTTACTGAAGCCTTAGGAACTGCTGCAGGAGGATTTGCAGGATATAAATTAGGTCAAAATGTAGGAAAACCTAGTTTAGAAGGAATGAGAGCTGAACACGGAAAATCTCCACGTTTACACAATAGAAAATCTACTTTAAAAGATTATAAACCTAGAGCAGAACGCGTAGATAAAGGTAAGAAACGAGTTAAAAAAGGTTACGATTGGAGGGATAAACCAGTAGTAGTTTTATATCAAGCTCCTGCAGGAGGAAATACACCGCCTGTAGTACCTGCAGAATCTCCTATTAATTTTGAAAATCTTTCTGCAAGAAAAGCTAATGGAGGTTCTATCGAACGTAAAAAATATTTTAGTTTGATTTAATTAAATAGTTAGGGTTATGAATGTGTTTACATATGATAATGGAAATAATAGACTAGAGATTAATGAACCCGAAATATTACTAATTAAAGAATTTAAAGCTTTATCTGATAGAGATAAAACTAAAAATAAATCGAGACTTTGGAAGGAACTTACTTATATTTACTTAGCCATAGATTGGAAAAGTTTATATAATCAGTATTCAGAACAAGAACGACATATGGAAGCCCTCTCTGATTCAGGAATAACTGAAGAAGAATTCAACGATCCTATTTTCAGAGAGGCTTGTCGTAAATATAAAGCACTCCAAGAATCTAATAAATCTATTAAAATGCTTAAAGCTGCTATGAATGCTGTTGACCAGTTCATCGACTATTTTAATGATATAGTAGATTTAAATGAACGTGATGTAAATGGCAAACCTGTTTTTAACGCAAAGAAAGTGATGGAAGAGGTTGGGCAGCTTGGTAAAGTACATGATGAGTTAGTTGAATTGGAGAATAAAGTTAAGAAAGAGCTTGCAGAGAAATCTACACTTCGTGCAGGTGCTATAGAGGACTTTGATCCAGGAGACTTTTAATGGCTAAGAAAAAACTTCCAAAAGAATTAGACGAGTTAGTTAAAGAGGTTCAAGCTTTAAATAACGAGTTAAAAGAAGAAGAATCAAAGATAATCCCAATAACTGAAAGAGAAGGTTACTGGGATTTTCCTTTGAGTGTAGAGGTTCAGTTCTTTGACCCGTTGTACTCTTACGAAATAACAGGATATAGACCAATTAATGAAACTCAAGGATTAGATTTTGATCCTAATTGGTTTATAGAAACTCGTAAAGTATATGAGCAAACAGGTAAGTATTGTACTTATTTATTTGGTTCGAAAAAATTCAGAGAGTTCTGGAGAGAACAATACATCAGATGTAAAAATGGTTATACTGTAAATGGCTATACTATTACAGGAGACCATTATTTCTTTTTAAACTTTTATTAGCTTCCTTTAGTTGATAAAGTAGAAAAAGCCGGAGGTGGACGTCCTGATGGTTTTCCAAACTTCTCTGAAGCGCAATATCAATGGTTTCATTATTATGAAATGGCAAAGCGTACAAGACATCACTGCAATATGATGAAAGCCCGTGGAGTTGGATTCTCAGAAATTAACGCCAGTATGGCTGCTTGTATGTTTACAATTATTAGACAGAGTGTTGCAATTATAGCATGTCACGATAAAGGTAAAATGGACAATACTTTGAAAAAAGTATGGCATGCTATGGCTTTCTTAGATAATGAAACTAGTGGAGGTATGCATAAGAATAAACAACTTAAAAATACTGATACTGAAAAACAAGCTGGAGAATACATTCAGCAAAATGGTAATAAAATTCCAAGTGGATGGCAATCTATTGTAAGAGGTATTAACGCGGACGATCCTCAAAAGATTCGTGGAGACCGTGCTGACTTATTAGTATATGATGAGGCCGGTTCTTGGCCTGATTTAAAAAAGGCGGTTATTCAGGGAGAAGCTCTTGTTAATATTGGTGGTACTCGATTTGGAATTAAAATTATTGGAGGTACAGGTGGTGATGAAGGCCCAGCACTTGAAGGACTAAAATCAATTTATTACAATCCTGAAGCCTATGATGTATTACCATTTAGACATAAATATACACAAACTGGAGAGGAAGCTTTAACTGGATTTTTTATTCCTGCTTTTGCTCAGGTGTGGGATTGTTTGGATAAACGTGGTTATTGTAATCAAGAAAAAGCTAAAGAGAAATTACAGAAACAACGTGATAAATTTTTAAACGATCCTGAAGGTTTAATTCAGCACTGTGCTGAGTATTGCTGGAACGCAGAAGAAGCTTTTAACCTTGAAGGTGATAACAAATTTAATAGAATACTTATTACTGATCAATTAGCGGAAATACGTTTGCATAAACGTGGTCCAAGACCTCAACGTGGTAATTTAGAATACATATTTAAAACTGGCAAACAAACTAAAGAAAACATCGACGGGTTTAAGTGGACTCCTAATGATAAAAGTAAGTTACAAATTTTAGAACATCCAATTTGGTCTAAAGAATTTAAATCCTCGCCAACTTATCCATATTACGATCCTGAAACTATCGGAACTCAATACAAAGAAATGAAAGACTTGTACATTGCAGGAGTCGATGGTATTGATATTGGAGCAAATGATACTAGTAAAGAAACTAGAGATCCATCCGATTTTTGTATCGTAATTCTTAAAAGAATGATGGGGATGCAAGAACCTCAACTGGTAGCACTGTACAAAGATCGTCCTGGTGACGAACGAGAAGCTTTTAAAATTGCTATACGATTGTGTCAATATTACAATGCTAAAGTTAATATAGAAGCAACTCGTAAAAGTTTTTATACTTGGGCTAAAGATAAAGGTTATGGTTCAATGTTTGTAAGACGTCCTAAGGCAACAATGACGTCAGATTTATCTAGAACTGTATCAAATCAAGTAGGTACTCCTGCTACTAAACAAATTATTGAGCAACATACATCACTGACTGCTAACTTTGTAGAAGATTATTGTCACACAATTTGGTTTGAAGAAGTTTTACAAGAATTAATGAGTTATAATGACGAGAATAAAACCAAGTTCGATATTGTTGCTTCCTTAGGTATGGTATTATTACTTGACCAAGAATTAAGTCAAAGAGTACCTTCTGAGGTTGTAAAAGAAGTTGAGGCGTTCGAAGACTTTGGATATTACACAGATGAAAGAGGATATAAACGATGGGGAGTAATTCCTAAACCAGATAAAGAATTGTCATTACGCGATAATAGAAATGATTATGACCCACGAAGAATTGACAGCAGCGATCCAAGACATCATCAGATGCTTGCACAATCGGGAGTTTACTGGTAAAATAATTATTAAAGACCTAGAACCAGAAGGGTATTCTGTTGGGTTTGAAGTCATACAATATCGTCCTGTATATATTAGTGCTACTCTACCCGACAAAGAATTCTTAAAATATATGAAACAAGAATTAAGGAATAAGGCTTTCATATTTGCAAGGTACTATGAAACTACTTTAGTTCCTGATTCTAATCGTCCATTAGCTAAATTTGTAAGATGAGTGAAAAGATGATTAAGAGAACGGATGAAATCATAGCTGAGTTAGTCCGTGAAAAAGTGGAATTTCAAAAGGCTTATAACTATTATCACGGAGAACGTGATGAAGAACAGTTTAAGTACCTTGAAGAAAACTTCGGTATAGGTAGCCCTACTTCGGTTAAAATGACACCAATGGTTAAGAAACACATTGATGCTTTAATTGGAGAATATTTAGGAACACCTATTTTACCAAAAGTTAGTTGTAAAGATAGTGAAACTATTAGTGCTATAACTAGAGAGAAATCTTTAGCTATTGCACAGGGTGTTACAAGATTTTTAAAAGATCATTTGAGTACTACTTTGTTACGGTTCCTGGATGGAAAGGATACTACTGACAAAGCGATCAAACAACAAATTGATAAAATAAAAGAAGATATAGATCAGAACTTTATTTCTAAATTTGAAGTAGCTGCTCAAAATGTAATTCAATATGTTATGCAGTCTCGTCAGACTGATATGATTACTAAGTTACGTCAACTTTTACTTGATTTGTTAATAACTGGCTATACATTTTTCAAAGTAAAAGAAAGTAGTAGTGGTACAAACATTCAAATTGAAGTTCTCGATCCTCTAAATACATTTATTGATAGAAATCCAGAATCTCCTTACATTAAAGACTCTTATAAAGTAGTTGTAAGAAGATGGTTAAGTAGACAACAAATTCTCAATCGTTATGGCAAGGATCTCACAAGAGGTGACATTGAGAAAATAAAAGATACTTGGTCGGATGATTTTGGTGAAGGTACTATATACGGCTATACCTACGCTAGTACAGTCCAACCTATGTATTCTAATTCTCCTGGACATCCTATCGATGAAAATGGTATGCAGAAGTTAATTCCTGTGTATGAAGTAGAATGGTTAGAAACTGATAAAGACTTTGTAATGCAGAGATACTCTAGTGTAAGAATTGGAGGAGATATTTATATTATTAATGGTAAAGACAAAAATGCGGTTAGAAGCAAGGATAACCCAAACTACGCGTCTTTAACTGTTAATGGTGTTTACTTTACGAATAGAACATCTAAGCCCTATTCATTAATGTTAGCATGTGCTGACTTACAGGATAAGTACGACTTGTTAATTTATTATAGAGATGTACTTATTGCTAACAGTGGTGTTAAAGGACAAGTTATGGACTTCTCATTGATTCCCGCAAACTTGGGAGTAAACTGGCCTGAGAGAGTCAAGAAATGGATGGCATATCGTAAAGCCGGCACAATGATGATTGACACTACGCAGGAAGGAAGAAATGATCAGGGTGCTGGTCAATTCAACACTATGTTTTCTGGATACGATGATACATTGCCAGCGCAAGCTATCCAAGCTATTCAGTTGGCAATAGATTCAGTAGAAGCTACTACTTCTTCTATCACGGGTGTATTTAGAGAAAGACTTAACGGTATTCAGCAGAGGGATGCAGTAACTAATATTCAACAAGGTGTTAATAACTCGTTTATTATCACTAAACCTATTTATCAGCAAATGGATTTAGTTTCTTGTGAATTAATTAGTGACTGTTTAAACCAGGCTAAACGTACATGGAAGAAGGGATTAACTGGAGTTTTGGTTTTAGGAGACCATCAGCAAAAAGTATTCACGGCATTACCTGAAGACTTCACATTTACTGATTATGATATTCATGTAATTAGTAGTACTCAGATAATGCAGGATATGCAGCAAATTCAAACGTTAGTTCCTGAATTTATTAAATCTGGACAATTACCTCCTGACATATTATTTGAAGTAATGACTTCAAAGAGTCTGTCCGAAATGAAGTATAAAGTAAAACGTGCTTTAAAAATTCAAAAGGAGGAAAATAATCAATTACAACAACTTCAACAAAAACTTGAAGAGACTACTCAACAAGCCCAGCAATTACAACAAGAGTTAGAAAAAGCACAGCAAGAAATAAAGAAACTTGATGAGCAAAGAATGAAACTTGAAACTGATAAGATGAATCTTGAGTATAAAGTCGACTGGTTCAAGGCTCAGACTGATAAGGCTTATAGAGAACGTCAGTTGGATATTGAAGAAAAGAAAGTAGATATTGAAATTGCACAACTTCGTGATGGGAATCCCTTTAACGATCAAATAAGAATGGATTAATGGAATTTGATATTGATATACATACAGGCTTAAACGGAAAGATAACTATTGAGGATTATTCTCAAGAATACGATCAATACTTTCCAGAAAATCAGATAATTCAAGAATACGGTCGTTACAAATATAGTGAAAGTAAAACGCTAAATGTTATCATGAAAATCAATTCAGGTAAAATTACTTTAGTAGATGTTTTATTACATGATCACGATCAATTAGTAGAAGATCCTATGGAACCAGGAAATTACTTATATGATTTAGAACAAACTGATTTTACAGTTAAACGTGATGGTTATTACAATGTAAATCATATAGTTCTTCCAACTATGGATTGGTATACAAAAACTTATCTAGAACAAGATGATGAATATAGAAAAGCTTTTGAAACTATCTACATAATTGGTACTGATAATAAGCTATATAAATATACTGAAGAAGGTTTCGTTGAATGTACAGTTAAAGAAATTGTAGAAAGAAATCACGAAGGTACGACTATTGAAAAATGTATAATTGATGTATTTTACACAGGCTTCTTACAAATGTGTTATATTAATTATTGTAGGAAACTATTCCAAAAATTAACTAAAAGTTGCAATTTTGCTTGTGTACCTGAAAATATTAAAGACCTAACATACGCTAGAGATTTCTTATGGATGGTTCTTAATGTCATCGATTATCAGATAAGTTTTAAACAATTTATGGAAGCTCAACGTGTATTAGAAATGACTAATTACTGCGGAGGCTTCTGTCAAAATCAAGAATTAAATGCTGGACCAAGTACAGGATGTGGATGCTCTTAAAATAGAGTGTATAGCAGAATTTATGGAATATGTACGCTTTCTACAAAAAGGTTATCAGCGTGAATATGATCATATATTAAATATGATTTGTTTTATTAATTCTTATGATAAATTAGATAATCAAAAACTAATTACCCAATATTTATTAAATTATGCTCAACCATACATACACGTCCGTTAAAAACGCTAATTTAGTAGATTGCGGAAAGAAACAACATATTCCTAGTCAACCATCTGCTCTCTTAAGAGATAATTACTTAGGAGAGTATAGGACAGAATTAGATAAGAAAAAGGTTTTAGCTAATCTAGGAATTGCCACTGATTTATCATTAGAGTGGGAATACATTAAAGGTGATATTGGAAAGAGTAAAGCCTTAATGGATGAACTAGATGCTAGAACTAAATATATTTCTGAAATTGATGGTTTTCAGAAAACCGTTATTGAAGGTATTGCTTACCTTGAATCTGTAGTAGGCGGAGAACAGGAAGGTGAAGAAGAACAGAATCAACGCCTTACTGATTTAGAAACTTTGACTGATGAATTAGTAATTGATTTAGAAGAAGTTAAAGAATATTTAACAGAAACTATTGAAGTTAATATTGATAAGTTAGAGGAAGATTTAGGAGCCATTACAGAAAAAGTAAATAATATTACTGATCTTATTCAAGTATCTAGTAAGACTGGAAATGCTTTACGTTTAGTGGGGGAAGATGAATTAGAAGAAGGTGAAACTCCAGGACTTTATGTACCAGATTTATCTGATGAAATTTCTAAAACTACTAAAGACATTGAGACTTTACGTACTGATGTAGATAAAGTATTAGAATCTTATGTAACTAAAGAAGAATTAGGCGGAGGTGATTTTGATTTTGTTAATCAAGATGATTTCGAAGCTTACATGGATGTAACAGACGAAGAGATCTCTGATATTAAAGAGGATCTAAAAAATACTGTAAAAACTGGTGAAGATGGTCATGTTGATACTTTATATGTAAACAAAATAAGTAAAAACAATGATGATGGTAATATAAAAATTACGGATTCTTTCGAGCCTGAATCTGGCATTCCTTTAGATATAAGAGCGGTTGTAGAAGATTTGGAAGAATTATGTGCTTTACCTGTTACAATATGTTATCCAGGTATGGGAGTCATTGTTAATTCTATAAGTTCTTTATACATTTTAAGAAATCCTAAAAGTGGAGAACGTTTAACTCAAGAATATGTAAGTAACATACATAATTGGAAATGTCCAGAAGATTTGGTTACAGTAGCTCTTACAAGAGAAGAGTATGAATCTTTAGAAGAAATTAATCCTAATGTTTTTTATTACATTTATGAAGAGGAAGTTAAACTTACTAAAGAACCTAAACGAGAAAACTTTCTAACTGATGAGGAATTTCAAGAAGCTTGGAAAGTTTGGACTGACTCCTTAAAAGTTCTATCTCAAGAATATATGTCTGCTTCTTGGGGTATTGATATAGAAAATAAGCTGGCTCTTAAAGCTTCATCGCAAAGTGTGCTTAAATTAAATCAAGAAATTGATAAAATTAAAGGAGGAGATGATAATCTTTCTTTAGAATCTATTAACAAAGAAATTTCCGATTTAAAAGACACAGATGTAACATTAGAACAACGACTCGACGAAATACTTAAAACTACTGAAGATGTTGAAGAAGGACGCATAGTAAATGTAGAAAATCAAATAACATTAGTAAATGAAAATCTTAAATCTTATATTACTAAAGATGAATTGACTGAATTATCTGGAAATTTTAATTTTGTTAAGCCAGATGACTATAACACTGATAAAGAGGCATTTAAGGCGTCTCTTGCTGAAAAAGTAGTTACAAAAGCAATTGATTTAAATGGTAATCTTATAGAAGTAAATGAAGGTATTTTACATGTTGATTCTGAACCTATTGCTAAAACTTCGGAAGTTCCGGTTATAGAAGTATTAACCCAGACTGAGTACGATAATCTTGAGACTAAAGATACTAATGTATATTATTACACTTACGATTCAGAAACTATTTATGTTACTCAAACAGAGCTTGCTAGGAAACTTAAGTCTATGCAAGATCAAATTACAGCTTTATCTCGGACAATAAGTACCTTAGAAAAGTCTATTGAGGATTTACAAACATGAAATCTTTAATATGAATAAAATATACAGTGATACGCTTTTAATGTATGGGATTTGGAGGTTTAGTACTTAGACCTCCATTTAAACCATACTTTAGTTTGTAATTATTTGAAATTACATGTTAAAAGAGTATCATTAAATGATCTATTAATTTTAAGCACAATTTAAAAATATGATATTTAAAGGTGGAAAATTAATATTACAGGTCCAAAAATCTATAACAGATTCTAAAACTGGCAAGTCTGTACAAAAGAATATTGGAGCTATTTATCAAGGTACTAAACTAGTGTGGCGGACTATATATAACGCGATTAAAAGTTGTTTTGGTAGTGGCACCTGGTTAGGAGATAGACCTTGGTTAGGAGATGATTTATGGAAAAACAATTAATTTATTCAAACAATGGCAATTCATGAAGGCTATGATACAATAAATTCAATAACTGGTTTAGATGTAGCTTGGGAAGGAAAGACTGGTACTGAAGTAGAAGATTTTATCAGTAGAAGACTTGCACAACCTATAGGTGAGACTATTAAATATAGTGGAGAAACTTTAGAAATATTTAATACAGAAGGCACTGAGGTAATTGCGTCAGGAAAGGTAACTATGGTACCTCCTCACTATTTTACTGAAATTTTATTTCCCCAATTAATAGTTAATGGAGATACATATAATAATAATGTTGAAATTAACTATACAAGTACTTCTACATTTGTCGCAGGAATTAATGTTAAAACGTACTACGAATCTTCTGGTAATTTTTATAATTTATCTAATAAAGTTAAAATTACCTTTTATATTGACGGTACTACGGATCAATTAATTGTTGATAACATTGTTCCTAATAGAAACACAGATGATACTTTACAATATATAGATATTACTCCTTTATTACAGAAAAATTTGCAAGGAGCCGTAATAAAGGCTACTGTAACTGCTAATGGGGAAACAGATACAGCCCAATTTGCAGAAAAAGGAACTGTTACAGTTCATAAAATTGAATTAAGTACTTCTTCTACTTATGTAGATAACAAAACTGTAGTATTTAACATTTCAGGTCTTAGTACTACTTCTGGAATGTCTTTAGAGTATTTTGACGTTAGTCTTGGTGACAATCCTTCTTTAGCTAAAAAGCAAACTACCTCTTTAACTGGAACTAGTTCTACTGAACTAATTCTTCCTTCGACGGGCGCACATCAAATTGTTGCAAGAATTTCTAATACAGAAGGAACTTTTTATTCTAATTGGGTTCAAGCTAATGTTATTAGCTACGACTCAACTAATCCAGAAGCAATGATGGCAATTATTGGAGGTATTCCTACTACAATTAACAATTGTGAAAATGCTAACTTGTATAAAATTATATATGTGCCAGGTTTAGGTGGAGATGTTGAAATTGTTTCTTACTTAGCGGATGAAGCTGGTATTTTCGAAGATGATTCCGTAAATTGGGACGATTATATATTTAATCAGACTAGTATAAGTACTACATCTAACGATAAGCCTAATACATCTAATTATTATTCATATATTGAATTGACTTCTGTAGATTCTTCACAGAAAGCTGTGGCCTTTAAATTAAAAATTAATGGAGTTGAATATCCTATATATCAACTATCAGTAGATGCTAGAGAGAATTTGATGATCTCTAAATATTTTACTATTGATATTAAAGAAAACCCATATAACATTAACAATGCCTTTAATTATACAGAAGGACAACGAGATGATTTTAGTCAAATTACAGGACAGTCTACTTCACTATTTAATGATGTAAATTCTGATATAGAAGCTTCTGATGGATGGGTTGTTGATGAGAATTTGATTGCGTACAAAGTTTCAGGTCAAAATAAAAACTTATTTAACACTCCTAAGGATCTTTCTACTTTACTTAGTTCTGGTCAAGGATTTTCAATAGAAGTTATGTTAAAAAACTATAACATTAATGGAGATGATCCTGTAATGAATATAGGTAATCTTCTATTCGGTCCTGGATTTGCCAGAGTTAATAGCGATGACTTAAGCGATGAAGGTATATTTGTAAACAGTAGAGCGGACTTTGAGAAAGAAGTTATAACACATTTAATGTTTACATTTGATCCTAATTATAAGCCTAAGACTTATCTTAACATATATGATCAAATCTTTAACGAAGGAGGAGTGAAGTACTCGGATTTATCTCATACATATCCAGTATTAAAAATATATGTTAATGGATGTATTAATCGTGAAATTCAAATTACTCCAGATTTATTGAAAAATGCAGACGGATTTAAGTTTCAAATTTGTCCAAAATCAAGCGATTTAAATCTATACATATTTAGAACTTACACAAGAGCTTTAAATTATTCTGAAATTCAGAAGAATTTCATTTCTTCTAGAACTACTTCTACAGAAAAGAAAGCTATTTATGATAGAAACAATATTGTAGGAGCAGATGGTAGAATAAGTTTCTACAAATCAATGCTAAATCACAATGTTATCGTGTTTGTATTGCCGGTAGGAGAGAAGCCTCTGTTTTTTGGAAATAGAGAAACTGCTGGAGACGGTACGTCAAAAGCAACTATCTTAGTAAGGTATAAGGATAAAAAATATAAAGCATCTTCTGGAAGATTCACTGGAGGTAAGTATAAAGCACAAGGATCTTCTGCTAAGAAGTATATGTTCCACAATACACAATACAGTAAAGGAATTTTCTTATCCGAAGATCAAATTGCGGCAGGAATTACTGAAGGTTCTACTAAATATGCTATTCCTACTGATCCAGAAGGAATTAAAGCTCAGAAACTAGTTGGTAAAGTTAATTATGCTTCATCAATGCAATCACACAAGCAAGGAGCTACAAAACTTTACGATAGAGGTTACAAGGAAATTTTCGGAGTTCCTTATAATGGAGGTAAAAAAGCTTGTTTAGAAGAAGCGTTTATGTATTTTTACTATAACGTAGACGATGATTCTAAACTAGATACTATAACTATTGAAGATTTATATACTACTTCGACAATTAATGGTATTACTGTTGCTCAAGACTCAGACGTTAAATTCTTAGGATTCCAAACTTGGGGTTCAGCAAAAGCCGATGATCCAACATATGGTTATGATGAAGATAAAACTCCTGAATACGTACTATTTGAAGGAGCTGATAATGCAAGTCCCGGAGCTAACTTTAAACAGCCTTGGGCTGCTTTCCAAACTTGGGATTCTACTAAGACTAAGAAAGAAAACCAGAATACTACTGGAGCTATAGTGCAACAGCAAAAAAGTGTTACAGAAACTGATTTTACTACTGGACTATTAATTGAAGGAGAAACAATTCAGTTTGAAAATGATACTGATCCATTAGATGTGGACTATGGTGTAACTGAATTAGATAAGAATAAAGATTTATGGAAGTTTACAGATGCAGTTAGAGAATACTCACTACCTTATTTTGTAAATTTCTATAATAATTGTTATCAATACGATTTTACAAATATTATTGCAAATCCTAATACTGATAAATCTAAGTTTGATCTTAAAAATACATACGAATCTACTGATAAACGTATTTATATGATTAGAAG